TTGGTGCAATGGACAAGGCTCTGAACTTGGAGGCTGGGTTCTCTGGTGGTTTGGCTGGTCTGGTTTTCAACCCTGAGGAGGTAAAAATTGAGGGCGATGCTGCCATTACTGAAACTCGCAACAAACTCAACGAGCTGAGAAGCAAACTTGACGGCTACCGATTGCAAGAAAAGAACGCTCAGGAGCAAGGCAACAAATCTACCACAGACAACCAAGGGCAACTCAACGATGAGTTGGAGAAACTCCGTGCCGAGAACTTGGCAGATGCCGAAGCCAAGGCGTTGGAGTTGCTTCGCATTGAATACGAGAAACACCGCCAAGAACTCATTGACAAAAAGGCAAGTCAAGAATTGCTCTTGGAACTTGACAAAAACTACGGCATCAACCAACAACAAATCCGAGATGATTTTGCTGAACAACGCAAAGCCAAGGAAGAGGAGGACGCAAAAGCATTAGAGGAACTCAGACAAAAGAACGCTGATGAGCAACTGGCTCGTGAGGAAAAAGAGTATTCTGATAGCCTCGCCAATGTAGAAAACTACTACAAACAAAAACAACTTCTGCTCAATCAGTCCTTAATAAATGGCGAAATAACCCAAGAGCAGTACGACCAAAGAGCGACAAGCTTGGAGACAGACCTCTTGGAAGCCAAGTTGCAAGTCCAAAGGGACTACGGCGACAACTCCATTGACACCGAACTTGCCATATCTCAACAACAGATAGACATCAACGCACAACGCAACGAGGCAATCAAGGCACAAGATGAGGCACTCAAGGAAGCCAAAGAAACCCTCTACAATAGCACAGTCGCTCTTGGTGACGCTTTGATTTCATTAATTGGTGACCAGACGAAGGTTGGCAAGGGATTGGCACTTGCCCAGATTGCAGCCGATACGGCACGAGCCTTGTCAGGTGCATTGGCAAACGCCAACTCACCGACTCCCGACAACATCGCAACGGGTGGTCTTGCTGGTATCGCCAAATATATCACCTTAGCAACTCAGATTCTTGGCAATGCTAAACGGGCAAAGGATGTCCTCAAAGGAGGAGGCTCTGTATCCATACCAACTGGAGGAGGGTCAACATCCGTTCCCGAAATCAACACCCGTCAATTCCAAACCTCATCGCTTGGTCAAGATTTCACCGGTCAGAGCCGGGTATATGTGACCGAGGGGGACATCACCAGAACCCAAAAACGAGTACAAACAAACCAACGAGTTTCCGTCATCGGAGGCTAAAAATAAAAAACCGCTAATTATATACAGATGGAACTGCCAATCTACAAACTTGTAATCAACCCAGAGGACGAGACCGGGGTTGAGTTCGTGTCCCTTGTGACCAAACCAGCCATTGAGCGTGACTTTCAATATTTCAATGAGCAAAAAAATATATACCGATTTGAAATCCAAGACGAGGAGAAGCGAATCATCTCTGGTGCTGCTATGATTGCCGACCTTCCCATCTATCGCTTTGACGATATTCGGGGTGAGTATTATGTCGTGTTTGACAAGCAGACCATATTTGAGATTGCAAAAAAATGGGCGAAGCAAGACCGCTATGATTCCGTTAACATCCACCACGATTTGCCCTCTGCTGGGCTTTCTCTCTTTGAATCATACATCATAGACAGAGAGCGTGGCATCATGCCTCCAAAGGGCTATGAGGAGGTTGCAGATGGCAGTTGGTTTGTTTCCTATTTGGTGAACGATGATTCCATTTGGGATCGAGTCAAGTCAGGCGAGTTTAGAGGGTTCTCAGTTGAAGGGTTGTTTGACTTTGAACTGACCCAAGAGCAGAAGGTATCGGACGCTTTGTTCTCCAGAATCAAGGAGATTGCTGCCAAGTGGGATGGGAAAAATTGAGCCAAAAAATAGACACCACTAAATATATATAGATATGAACTCAAAAGAAGTAATTCACGAAATTCGGACTTTGCTGGGATTCAGCGAAGAACCGAAAGCCGAAGTTGAGATGGCATCTGCCATGCTCGTTGACGGCACAGAGATTCAATGGGAAGGCGAGTTGGCCGTAGGCACTGCCATTTTCGTTGTAACAAACGAAGGCTTGATTCCTGCTCCAGACGCAACCCACGAAGTTGAAGGCGGAATGTTGGTTACCACCGAAGGCGGATTGGTGACTGAGATTGTTGAAGTAGAGGAAGCCCCAGAGGTAGAAGTTGAGGCCGAGAAATTTGCCACATTGGAAGCCTTTGAAGTTGCCATTGCTGAACTGAAATCTGCTATCGCTGAACTCAACTCTAAGGTTGAGAAGTATGGCGAGAAATTCGCTGCTCAAGGCGAGGCCGTATTGAAGGCCGTTGATTTGGTAGAGGCTATCGCTGAACTGCCCTCTGCTGAACCCGTTAAAAAAGATGAAGTGAAGATGAGCAAGAAAGACGCTCAGTTTGCTAACATCGTTAAAATTGCACAATCCTTAAAAAAATAAAACTATGTCATTCAATGTATCAGCGTTGACTAATTATGTCAACGAACAAAACACCGACATCCTTGTTAAAAGTTTGTTCGGTAGCAAGACGGCTGCTATGCTTCAGGCAGCAGGTCAGGTTCAGGTAGGTGTAAAGAGCGCAGAGGCTTTGAACATCTTGTCAAGTGATGTGTACTTCCAAGCCGATGGCTGTGGATACACCGCTTCTGGCAACACTACTTTCACTCAGCGTACCATCACCGTTGGCAAGATCAAGGTTGAGGAAACTTTGTGTCCCAAAACTTTGGAGTCAAAGTGGATGCAGACCCAAATCGCTGCTGGTTCTCCCACTGCCGTTCCTTTCGAACAAGCAATCAGCGAGAGCAAGGCTTCTGTAATTGCCAAGCAGTTGGAAGTTGCTATGTGGCAGGGTGATACTGCTACCTCTAACACCAACCCCAACACAAACAAGTTTGATGGTTTCAACAAAATCATCGATGCTGTTTCTGCTTCTACTATCGCTGGTAATGTTGACAGCGTGACTTCAATCACCGCTTCTAACATTGACAACATCCTTGACGGAATCTACTCTGTTATTCCTGCCGACATCGCTACTGCTGATGACTTGATTTGCTGGGTAGGTGTTGACACTTACAAGAAGATGTTGACCAACTTGAAGAACGCCAACTTGTTCCACTATGTTCCCGATGCCTCTACCGAGATGGAAATGGTATATCCCGGAACAAATGTGAAGGTGGTTGCCGTTGGTGGTTTGAACGGAACTAACCGCTTGTTCGCTGGTCGTATGTCAAACTTCTTTGTAGGTACTGACTTGGCTAACGAGGAAGAAGAATTGCGCTACTGGTACAGCCAAGACAACGATGAGGTTCGCTTCCGTATGACTTGCAAGTATGGTGTGCAGGTTGCGTTCCCTGATCAGATTGTTCAGTTCACTTTGGCTTAATTCATAGGAGGATAGATTATGGCTTGTTCATTAACTCAAGGCTTTACCTTAGATTGTAAAGACGCTATCGGAGGCATCAAATCTATCCACCTGATTGATTGGGCTGCTTCTGGATTCTCAATAGGTGGTGGCGAAGTAACTGCCACCACCGTTACGGGTGGTGTTTACACCTACGAACTTCCCAAAGGGACTGGTTCAATGGTGGTGACTACCAACGTAAGCACAGAGAACGGAACTTCTTTCAATCAGGCTGATGTTGCCTTCAAGTTGCGTAGGCTTTCAACTGCCAAGCGCAATGAACTGAAACTCTTGGCTGCCGGTCGTGTATTCTGTATCGTTAAAGACAACAACGATGAGTACTGGTTGGCTGGTTATGAGTACGGATGCGATGTGACTTCTATGGTCGGAAACTCTGGAACTGCAATGGGCGACTCTGTCGGCTATGAGGTTACCTTGTCCGCTATCGAAGGCGAAGCACCTTACAAAGTACAAGGTTCGGTTGCCACTTCATTGGGCATCTAATCTGGTTATTCATATGTGTGGGATTGGGGAGGCTTCGGCTTCCCCTTTCTTTTTGCCATTTTCAGAATTGTGCTAGTTGTAAGTGATGTTGCAGATTGACAAGGCTGAGACCAAAGATTGGATATTGACGCTCACCGAGAAGGTGACCATCTCTCCCGTTTATTTCCTTTTTTCCTTTACCCATCGTCTGACCAACACGACAACGAACAAGATTCTGACCGACTCCAGTTCCTACGAGCGATACAACAAATTCTCAGTCACCGAGGGGACGACATTCACCTTGGATGCTGGAGAGTATATGTACAAAGTTTATGCCCAGACCTCCGATTCAAACACCGATCCAGCGTTGGCAAATGAATTGGTTGAGGAAGGGCTGTTGAAAGTGAATATCGTTTACACTAACCCGGAGGAATACACTCCAACCTTAACTGAAAAAATCTACGAAATATGAGTTCTGCTACCGAATTTATGGCTGGTTTCACCGGCTCAAAAGTAATCTCAGGAACATCTGCCGTGACTGGCAAGTTCCGAGGATTTGTTGTCAATGACGAT